TCTGGATTATGAGAGAGGGGTTTTTAAACCCTTTTTGAGAAAAAACATTAATAATTTACGCTCTCAACTGGCACAAGGCAGCGTCCAAGTATCAGATGCGATTCACGCTGAGATACTTAAGGATGAGTTGCGAAATGTAGAGAAGGTTGACAAACCTCGTAGTTTTAAAATGGCTCCATTGCATGTTACTTGCCTCCAACGTGAGTATTTGCTTGACTTATTAGTTAATTTACATCAAAACAGAAATGTTAATGGTGTACGAGTTTGCATCAATCCGTTTTCGGATGAATGGACAGAACTTATGCGAAAGCATCAAGCGTATGGACATTCATTTGATGGGGATTGGGGTAAATGGGATGGGGGAATGCTCCCTCAATTCCAGTCCGTGTTACGCAGCGTCTTAGTGAAAAAGTTTAATGGAAATCATGATGATAAGATTATTTTAGACAATTTATTGTTATTAATACAAAATTGTCCAACTATAACTTTGAATGACGTATATTATACTACTCACAGTTTGCCTTCGGGTATATCTTTGACTGCGGAATACAACTCATTAATTAATAAGATGTTAACAGCCTATATATTCTATATTCTACATAAGCAACAATTTGGAGTCGCCCCAACGTTACAAAGATTTCTAGCCTCGGTTAGAGATGATGTGTACGGTGATGACAAATTAGTGTCAGTTAATGCTGAAACAGCCACTTGGTTTAATGGTAAAAGTTTTGAAAGAATCGCGAACGGTTTAGGACTGGATTTTACGCCAGCTTCTAAAGGAGAGTGGACTTATACAACTCAGAGCATTGAAAAATGCACGTTTCTTAAACGCGGTTTTCGATATAACGATTACTTGCAAGCTATAGTAGCCCCGCTAGAGATGAAAACAATTACTTCGACTTTAAATTATGTTAAGGATCCGGCTCGAAATTATGAACTATCAATCGTGAAACTCTTGAATTTTCAAAGAGAGTTGTTCTTGCATGGTTCTACAGTTTATAATAGAGAAATGGAAGCAGTCAAATCTTTTTTGGCTTCTATCAATTTTGAGATACAATTTCTTGGAATTGATGAATTAACAAAACTTTACAAGCAAGGTAATTTGTTTGACTCAATAGTGATGGCATAGGCTCATCAGCATCTCCGTAATGAGGATAAACTAATAGCTGAGCGTACAGGATAACAATGCAAATCTCCGTAATGAGGATAAACTAATAGCTGAGCATACAGGATAACAATGCAATCTCCGAAATGAGGATAAACTATTAGCTCCGTAATGAGGATAAACTAAAAGCTGAGTATACAGGATAACAATACAATCAGGTTAAGCTCCAGTCAGAGGATAAGTGACTCGTTAGTGGGACGTTACACACAAAAACATGTATTCATGTCGTGTTAGGGCATCCGTTATATGTCCAGGCCATTGTAGTAACAGAAGGCGTTCTTTGAACATGTTGAGCAAGTCGCTTGCGACCTCTACTTGGCATGGCTATCCCTTGCGGCTCTAGCTATAGTCTAATACGTTAACCCTGTTTTTTCTTATTGGAAGGATAAAATCTACCACACTTGTGTGCTCATATAAGATAATTGTATGATACGTAGAGGAAGGAATTCCAAAAGAATGACAACTATAATAACCGACTTTGTGAGTAAGTATAAACTCTCAACTTGAAGCTCTATCAGAGGATAAATGAAGTAACGCATGGGTAATTAAAACGTTGTGACTGACCATCATAACACCTTATGTTACGAGAACCTAGTTCAAGGTACTAGAGAAGCAGCCCTTCTAAAACCGGTCAAACCCCACTGTATAGTGTGAACAGCTATCCGTGGTTTAAAATATGTTCAACAACTCGAATTTAACACATATAATCATTTTAACTCGTTTTATTGCACGTACGATCCAAACGTTCATTGCTGTCGGTGCAGTCCGATATTGGTTTCGACTAATCAAGAACTTAGCAATAAGTAGTCGTGACCTCTTAATTTGGCCCTTGGCTTCAACTAGGAGATTTGAAGCACAAGGTCTTGAAGACGTGTCACTTGATTCACGTCTGGGTATGGTAGTGGCAAACAGAGAGGACCAATCCTCATCGCAACGGTCATCATCTTCTTTAATAGACACTCAGTCTATCGATGAACGCGGCTGGTTATTAGCAGAGACAGTTTTACGACCATCTCTTGTTGATACTATAACTTGGGCAACTTCGGATGTTCCAGGGTCTGTTTTAGCTACTTATGAGTTACCTAGGGACTTAATTGTCAATCAATTAAACGACGCTCCGTTTAGTACTTTTAAGTATTGGCGGGGTGACATTTCCTTGTCTTTTCAAGTAAATGCGTCTCCGATGCATCAGGGAATAGTGAAAGCCGTATTTATACCCTTGACCTATTCTTCCAGTGCGTTACAGCGTCTGAACCCCTTAGATATCTCTATAAATGAACACGTGAGTTTGTATGCAAATACTAGCTCGCCTGCGAATTTAACCATACCTTACTTAAGTCCTTTGAATTACTTAGACGTGCGTATCCCTG